AGTGCTACTCAAACTACTCGTTCTGGTTTTGGTTCTACTGACGTTGACATCACTGACACTTCAGAATCCTTTGGACTCCCTGCTACTGCTGATTTTATGTTCGCTCTCATATCTACTGAGGAGTTGGAAGGATTGAATCAGATCATGGTTAAACAGTTAAAGAATCGATATAATGATCCTACAATGTTTAAAAGATTTGTTGTAGGTATTGACAGAGCTAAGATGAAGTTGTATAATGTAGAGGATAGTGCTCAGAAAAACATCGTTGATTCAGGTCAAGGTGATGCTGAGGTTTCGGAAAAACCAACAAGAAGTTTTGCAGGATTTAAAGTATGAAATTAAGAGAACCAAGTGTTAATTATGATGAGTATTTAAAATTTGTTTCTGGTGTTACCAGTAAAGAATCTAGTGACTATGATGCTTTCATAGCAAGGTTCGCTGAACTTAAAGATCAGGTAGATCTAAATAGGCTATTAACTGCTGCCATTGGTGTGGGTGCTGAAGGTGGTGAGTTTGCTGAAATAGTTAAGAAGATTACTTTCCAAGGTAAACCATATGATGATGCTTCTCGTGAGCATATGATAGTAGAACTTGGGGATGTAATGTGGTATATAGCCCAAGCATGTTTATCTTTAGGAGTCTCGATTGATGATCTCGTTATCCGCAATGTTAAAAAACTCGAAGCGCGCTATCCAGAAGGTGCGTTTGAAGTCATCAGATCAGAAAACAGAAGGGCCGGCGATATCTGATTCTCAGATGGTAAAAGCTTTAGGTGAGACTTTGCTTGGCATGTCTATACATCCTAAAGCTCTTTTAAAATCTATTACTAAGAAGGATAAATAAAAAGTAAGGTGTTATAATATAAATGACTGCACAATCTGATCAAGCAAATATCCTTTTTAAAATTGATAAGATTATCACTGATGACATGGGAGTTGAACTTGTAAAGACAGGTTTGGGTGGTAATCGTATGTCTGCTGTTACTTATACTGTTAGATGGCCTACTAGTACAGACAGAACAAGAGGTATACCTGATCTTTTAAGTAGATTAGATACTGCTACATATGGAAGAAGTAATAAAAAAATTAATTATGCGATGGAACAACATGGAAGTTTTTCGCAACAGAGTGCTAAAGTAAATTTGCCACAATATCAAGGTTCTAAAAATAAATTTTTATGGGTAGATTTTAAATTTATTACTGCTGGAAGAAGTTTTAGTGATTCGTATAAAACCTTAATGGGTGAATCTTTAGTTGCTTGGAAGTTGGCTTATCTTTTAAATGGTGGTACTAATGATTTAACAGAAACAACTTTATCTAGGGGTACTGATAGTTATGATGATTTTGATTCTAAAATAGGTAATCATGTATCCTCTTGGAATGATCAACGTTTAATGGAGGATTGTGCAGTTTGGTTTGGTATAGATCCTCGATGGCAGAGAAGTATTAATGCGACTGCTGGTATATTAAAAAATAGAATAGACTTTACTACTGTTGGTGCTTGGAGAATAGAAAGACCAGATAGTCTTCCAGCTACAATTAATCCATATGATATCTATAAAAAAGCATCATCTAGATTGTCAATGAAACCTAATAATGATAAATGGAATCCTGGCGATATATGGTTTATGAATAGAGAAGGTGAAAATATTTTAAGTGGATATAATAGAGAATTTTCTTCCCAAAGAGATGCTATGGAATCTCTTAATGATTTGAATGAATATAATGGTAAATTAATAACTGAATTTAATAATGGTAATATTATTGCCATGTCTTTGAAAAAAATTGGTGATGTTAATAGTGGATATAATGTTCAATATAAACTTGTTAACTCAAAGAATTATTTTGATGAAGAAGTTGAATTGGATACCACTAAGGCTAATAATGGAATTGAATTAAAATCTAGTAATCAGGATGTATCATTTTTCTTAAAGATCAGAAAAGTTGAAAGGGATCCTGAGACTGAAAGAATAACAAGAAGATATCCTTGGTATAATGCTGGTGATACATTTTTAAAATTAAAAACTAAAGCTGGTGGATATAGATTAGAATTGAATATAAAAGGAACTGAAGCTAGACATGGATCTATAGGTACTAAAGGATATCAAGCTGTAATATATAATACTGATAGAAGGGGAATTGTAAATCTTAGAAGAGCCCAAAGTGAATATCCTGATCTTACATTTGGAAGAAATCAAACAGATGAATTTTTATCATTTGATATTACATCTAGACAAACTCCTGCTTTAATGACTCTTGTAAATAGTTACATGGGAGAAATATATAATTATGTTAATGGTTCGCAACATGTATTTGAACAACAAGATAATCCTGACTGGATGCAGAGTAAAGTTATTGCTTCTGAATTAGGATATGTTGTAAAATCTACAGGTAATTCTCGTACTATAAATGCTATAGTTGAAAATCTTTATAGGATTGCTGCTAGTAGTGGTATGGTATATGGAACTACTTCTGAAGTTAGACAGATACTTAGGGAAAATGATCCTCAGTTATCTGGGCTTGGTGAACGTCAAATAGTTATGAACTCTTCTATACATGTAAAGGTATATTAAATGTCAAAGAACACTCATTTAGAACATTTAGAAGATGATATTCTCAATAATGGGAGTGAGGGTGGAAAGGCATCTATTGCTTTTCTTAGATCTCTTGGTAGAATGCTTTCACAAGGAGATTCTTCTAGTATGAAAGTAACTACTAAATGGGATGGAGCTCCTGCTGTTATATGTGGTATAGATCCTAGTACTGGTATGTTCTTTGTTGGTAATAAATCTGTGTTTGCAAAGACAACCCCAAAAGTATGCTATACAGATGAGATTATTGATTATTATTATCCTACTAGTGGATTAAATTATGTATTAAAAGAATGTTTAAGATATTTTTCACAACTAGGAATAGAAGGAGTTATACAAGGAGATCTTTTATTTACTGAGAATACTAAAAAAGTAACAACAGTAAATGGTAAACAATCTGTAGTGTTTCAACCAAATACTATTACATATGCTATTCCATTAGATACAGATCTTGGTAAACGTGTTAATGCATCTAAGATTGGTATTGTATTTCATACTCATTATAAAGGATCATCCTTACCAGAAATGGCTGCTGGATTTGGTGTAGATGTTTCTCCATATCAAGGCAATTCTGATATTGCAGTATTCTCTTCAGATTTTGTTGATGCAAGTGGTAGTGCAAACTTTACTACACAAGAATTACAAAAGTTTAAATCTTCTGTCAATCAAGCAGAAGGATCTTTAAGACAGGCAGCTAAGTTCTTAGATGTAATGAAAGGATCTGATCGATACGCTTTCAATGCAATCTTTAAACAGTTTTTCAATACTTATATTAGAAAGGGTACAGCTATTCCATCTACTAATAAAGTTCTTACTGATTTTGCTGCTTATTATAGTACTATAATAGATAAGGAAATTAATTCAAAGAAGAGTGATAAAGGTAAAAAGAAGTGGGAAGATGTTAAGATGAATGGACTTAAGTTTATTGCTGCTAATCAAAGATCAATCTACATGACTGTTGCATCTTATAAGAATTTAACTGCGGCAAAACTTATGATAGTTCGTAAGTTAGAAAGAGTAAAAACTATTGGTACATTCTTGAAGGATGGAAATGGATATAAAGTTACTGCTCCAGAAGGATTTGTTGCTATAAAATCTGGAACTGCCACTAAGTTAGTTGATAGACTAGAGTTTTCTGTTGCTAATTTTACAACTGATAAGAACTGGGATACTAAATAAGTATGTGGTCTTGCACATTGTTTTAATTTAATGAAATCTTTTAACAATTTCTTTGTTGAAGCGAGAACTAAGGCAGGTTTAGACGCCCAGAAGAAAGGACTTGTTCATACGGGCAAGGGATATTATGCAGACGGTAGTGGTAACATTGTTGCTAAAGCTGAAAACGGTGAGAGATTAGTTCGTCTATCCAAAGCAGATCAGGATAAACTTCAAGTGGGACAACCACTTAATGTTGGCCCACAGTCTGCTCAGGATGCACAGAACTTAAAAGACTTTGCTGATAAGGTAAAGAAAGCTCAGAAGGAGCGTGAGAAACTACAACCTGACCAATCAACTCAACAAACACAAAATAAAAAAGATTCTGGTAAGGAATCTGCACCTCAACGTAATGAGGGAGGCGGTTCCGTTGTGATTACATTTGGTAGATTTAATCCTCCACATGTAGGTCATCAAAAACTTATGGATAAAGTTTCTGGTGAAGCGTATAAAGATGGATCTGATTATATGATATATCCTAGTCAGTCTCAGGATTCCAAAAAGAATCCCTTAGATTTTAAGGCTAAGAGTGGTATGATGAAGACAATGTTCCCTCAACATTCTAATAATATATCTGGTGAAGATGGTGGTAGGAATATCTTTGATGTTCTAAAGGGTCTTCATGCTAAAGGATATGATAATGTAAAGATTGTTGTTGGTGATGATAGAGTCAAAGAGTTTGATAACATAACCAGTAAGTATAATGGCAAGGCATATAACTTTGGTAATTTAAATGTTGTTAGTGCAGGTGCTAGAGATGCTGATTCTGAAGGTGTCGAAGGTATGTCTGCATCTAAGATGAGAAAGGCTGCTTTAGAGAATGATTTCGATTCATTCAAGAAAGGTATGCCTAAGGATACTAAACCAGAGACTTTAAAGAATATTTACAAACAAGTTCGTAAGTCAATGAAGTTGGAAAATGCCGTATGGCAAGTTGCACCTAAACTTGACTTTGATAATCTACGTGAAGAATATTTCCAAGAGAATATCTTCAATGTTGGTGAGATTGTAGAGAGCCTAAGTACTGGTATAATCGGAGAGATTATTGTCAGAGGTTCTAACTATGTTATTATTCTAGATGAAGAAGGTAGAACCTTTAGAACTTGGTTAGATAATATATCTTTAGTAGAAGTTGTTAAGGATGCTAGTGTAAGTAGAACAGATCAATCTAATTTCTCAGCCGATGATGGTAGTGGGAATAGTTGGAAGATTGGAACTGATGAATACACAAATGCACTATTACAGATGACTCCTGGCCAATCTACCAAAAAGAAAACCCCACTAAATAGTACTAAAAAGAATGAAAACGATGGACATAAATAACGTATCGACATTCATTACTCTAGATCCCTCTAAACTTTTCAATGCAGAAGGTTTTTATAAAAGGGCTATGGTGATGTATGAAGGAGATGAAGATCTTGTTGAATCGTTCTTGAAGGAACATCTCGCTAGTGATTCACTTGCATATGCAATGCATCTACTAGAAGAAACTAGTTCAACTTCATATATGGGAGTTAAGATCCATTATAATGGTACGTCTTTTAGTGCTCCAACTGCTGGAGTGTATGGTGTAAAGTCAAGACCAGAGATTAAAGCAAGGATTAAAGCAAAAGTCTTAAAGAGAAATGAGACACAGAATAAGGCAGCTGCTCTTAAGAAAGAAGGATATGATAATACTAAATCACCTGATTATGAGAAGAAGAAAAAAGCTCTTGCTAAAAAACATGGTGGAGAAGACAAGATAAAAGGTCATCCTCAGTATGAAGAAAAGGAGAAGGGACGGCATCCAAGAGACCAAAAAGAATTAGATAAAGCACAAGAATTTATTAAGAAGAACCCAAAGTTCGGTGTTAAAGAAGAAGTAATTGATGAGATGAATACTGAGTTATCTTCTATCAAACAGAAGTTTAAAGGTAAGATGACTAAATCATCTGTTGTTAAAAGATTAAAGGATAAGGGTGAGAGTAAGAGAGAGTTTAGAAATTCTTATAAGAAAGATATTGATACAGGATACGTAGGGCCACATAAACCTACTAAGTCTAATTTAAAAACTGCTTTGAAAAAACAAAATGAAGAAGTAGAAGTAATTACTACTCCAGAAGGAGGTTGTACTACTAGAAAGGATCAGTTAGTTAATGTTAGTGAAGAAGGTTATGATAGGATAAAGGATAAGAGAGCTGAAAGAGGTGGTCATGGGCCTGGAGATGGAGATAATCCTTCTACAAGAAAACCTAACTATGGCAAACCACAGACTGATGCTCAGAAGAAGAAGTCTCAGGAGAATTCTAAGAAAGCGTTTGACTTTGTAGTCAATAAAATGAAGAAGAAGTATGGTGACAATGCAGTACTTACTAAGAAAGAAGCAGTAGAAGATGATATCCCCAACTTAAGAGCACGTGCAGAAGAAACTGAGTGTTGTTCTATTTGTGGTAGTTACAAGCATACAACTTCCGAATGTAAAATTAAGAAAGAAGCAGTTACTCCACCTAAAGATGATAGTAAAGTTAAGAGACAGAACATGTTGAAGAGACAGGTTCTAATGAAGAAACTACAAGCAGTTAGAGCTGGTGGTGGAGCAGATGTTGTTGCATCATATCAGCCAGAGGGTGAATTAGTTACTGATGAGTATACAGTAACCAATGCAGATAAGAAAGGTAATACTAAAGCATGGCAGAATTACAAATCAAATAAGAAAAATGTGAAGACTGGTAAGCCTCTATATAAAGCAGCGGATCATGTTAAAGAAGACAGTGATCTAGACACTAAGTTTGCTGAGGTAGTATCTGAGAATAGTTCCTTGGATCCTCAATCCAAAGCAATCGATGTTGCTGATAGTAATACTAATCTTAAAGGTAAAAAGAAAGGTAATGTTATCGTTAACCCTGAAGTAAAAACAAACGTGGATGAATCTATGGAAACCAACAAAGACAATCTACAAGAAGTAGATCTGAATACTCGTAGTGTTGACTACGGTCAAGAAATTAAAAACGCAGAACCAATTAAAAAGAAAAAGCCTCTTAGAGACTTTAAAAAACTTGCTGGTGCTGCTGCAAAGAATAAGAAGTTGGGATGACTTTAAAACTAGAAATTCCATCAACACCAGAAGCATTTAGTGCTGGTCTGATGTTTAGGGAAAGTCTTGGTAAAGATAATGGAATGCTTTTTGTTTTTGAAGAAGCAGGTGAGAAGTCATTTCATATGACAAATACTACTATCCCTTTAGATATTGCTTTCATCAATCAGGATGGTATTATTGAAAGTATTAAAGAACTCAAACCATTAGATGAGACATATGTTTTCTCTGATGCAAAGGTTCTTTATGCAATAGAAGTTAACCGTGGATGGTTTGCTGAGAATAATGTGAAGGTTGGTGATAGGATTCTTGAATCTTTAAAAGATGAACTTCTTGGTAATGCTAGAAAGAAACATGCTGATGCAGAGAAGAAAAAGTTTAAAGACTTTAGAGCTAAAGCAAAAGAAGTTAAACAGAAAGGAATACAGTTCTTTGATAAGAAAGGAACTGGTAGAATAATAGATGGCAAAAAGGTTTATAAGAGATGAGTTTACCAGAAATACCTAATGATCCTTGGTTTAATAAACCCCACCCCCATGATAGTATGCCTATAGCACGTGACCCCAATGAAAATCCCAGACCCGAAGAAGAAATTGCGTGGGATATAGAATTGATGAAGAAAGCATTTATAGATGCTGCTGATGCATCTGATGGTACTTATGCGTCAAGACATGAATCTTCACCTGACTTTGAGAAGGATGGTGGTGCAGAAGAGGTAGTAACTATGCATGAGAAGATGTATAGATTTGCTACTGCAAAGTATAATCCTTTTTCTATAGGTGGATCGGAGAATATTCATGACTTTGATAAAAAGAATAAAAAGAATTAAAGAAGATATTGAGGAACGGATAAAGGATGCTAATCAGTATGCTTATCTTAAGAGACAATATGATCTAGCAACACATATGGAACGAAAGTAACTATATACTATAGTTACGTAGATAATTATGACTCTTCCAAAGGAAGTCATTCTTGAAGCACTTAAGTGTTGCAGGGATGTTTATCCTCATGAACAGGATTTTTTAGTCAGTAGAAAAGTTTCAGGACATACCATTCTAGCTGTAGAAGGTACTAATGAAACTACAGACTGGGTAACAAATCTTAAATTTCTTATTAGAAGAGATGACTGTCATAGAGGTTTTAAGAATAATGCTAATAGGACACTAGCACAACTAGTGGTTGCCTATGAAGGTTTAAATCCAGAAAGAAAATTGGTTATTGCAGGTCACTCCCTTGGTGGTGCAACAGCGACATTGATCGCTGATTTGTTGTGGGAATCTGGCAATAAAAACATTGCACTTGTTACTGCTGGTTCACCAAGGCCAGGTGGTCGTAGATTGAAAAGGAGGATCAAGGATCTTGAACACTATAGGTTTGTACACGGTGATGATATTGTTCCAAAGACTCCTCCATGGCTTGCTGGATACGTTCATACTCATCCAGTTATTAAACTTGAGGACGCAAACGACACAAGATTTGATGGGGTCGCAGACCATAATATGGGATCTTATTACCATGCAGCAGTAGAGTACTTTGAAAATAAGAAGGTTGCATTGTGACCTTTCTATTCTTGTTGTTAAAACCTATCCTCCTAATGTTAGTGAGGAAGGTATTTAAAAAACAGATGAAAGAGTTTGCTGTTCAGATGATGGAAGAGTATGCAAAGACTACTGATAATGATATTGATGATGCTTTAGTCGCTAAGATTAGGAAGTCTATGAGACTAGGAGCTGTATAAATAAAATATAGGTATACCCCGATCCACGGAGAAATAGGAAATGGCTGTTTTTGGAACAATAGATGGTAAGGCGTTTGGCAATACTGTAGCAGTTACACAAAATGACGCTACCGTAACTAAAAACGCTGGAGACGCCATCAACGTTGGAGACATATTAGAATTAATAAATGTCCCTTATATCGTTAAGCAAGTGAATAGTACAACAAGTATTGAACTACATAAACCTTATGTAGCTGCTACTAATAATAGTCTTGGTGCTTCAAGTGCTGTTCGCCGTACTGCTCCTAAAGCAGTCGCTGAATATGTAATTAAGGGCGGAGATAGTAATGCATACGATTTAGTATTTGCAGATACTACAGAACAATCACTCGCAGTTAATAGAAAGAGAGGAATTACAAGTCCTGGCTGGTGGTTGTATCGCAGTTTTACAGACGTAGAAGGTACTACTCGTCATAAAGCAGAATGTATAGCATTCGTTAACATGGCTGCTGGTGCCGATTTCGCTGGTGATGATGCTGATGATTCAATACTAGGAGACTTTAACTCAGTTATTGCTATTAGTTCACAACCATCCAACCAGAACACATCTAGTGGTGCTGCAACATTTGCTGTAGTTGCTGCTTCTACAGGTCAGGCTGCTGGAATTGATGGCAAGCAAAATGCTGGAAACACAGGTGGTAGAACTGCTGGTACATATGTGATCACAGGTACAGGTGGTACTGGATCAGGTATCAAGGTTACTGTTGTAGTTGCTAATAACGGATCTGCAAACGTCTCACTTACTAATGGTGGTGGTGGATACACAGACAACGATACAATTACACTAAGTAGAACTGGTGCATATGGTGGTGCTTCAGACATTACTGTTAAGGTTAACGGTGTCAATAATGGAACACTTACATATCAGTGGCAGAAACGTCTAACATCTTCTGGAAGATTCGCTAATGTCAGTGGTGCAACATCTGCATCTCTAGTACTTAGTAGTCAAGCAGCTGGTAACACAGGTAATCAGTACAGAGTTAGAGTTAACAATGGCGTTGGTGCAACAGAAGTTGTTTCTAATACAGCAACACTTACATTCGCAAGTTAATATATGATTAGGATTCTACGTTATGAAATTTGATGAATTGAACGATGACAATTTTTTATTATTTGCTATAAAGTATTATGATAATCCTCAGTGTTCTACCAAGGACGATTTCTATGAGGATTTGAAACGATTTAAATATATCAAGAGGTTACTCAAGAAATATATTAAGTCGGGTGAATTGAAAACTCATCTATTATTAAATCATATTATAATCATATATAATATTTTTGGTGATGCTGGTACTCCTCTCTTGTTTTATAAACTTGAGAAAGAATCATGGTCTTCTTTGAAAGCTATTTTATTATTCTTAAATAGAATTCAAGAAGATGAATTACCTGATATAATATTAGATGAATATTGTTTAGCGGAGTTACATAAAATCTAATGAACAAGGAAGAACAATATGCTATGTGGGAAGATGGTATTCCTGCCAATAATGCTTCTGGTGGGTCTATTGCTGGACTTCCCCCTGATGAACCTCCTATGTTCAAAAAGAAAAAGAAATTAGATGGTCGCTATAAGGACGTTAAGAAATTTGTAACTAAGTTATTAAAGAGAAGACAGAAGAGAGAAGATAGATTAAGAAGAAAGACTACATTAGAGGAAGAGTTATTTGCTTTACAGGAAAGTGGTGGTAAAGTAATCGACCAACTTAAAAAGATATCTGCAGCTGGTGGTACAGGTACAGTAATATTTGATGATGGAAGTAAACAACCAGTAAACCCTGCTGAAGCAGGTAAGATGGTTACATTGTATCAAGATTTAAATGCTAGTAATCGTGTCAAGATGATTAGATCTATTAATACATCCACACAGGGTTATGAGACAGTGAAAGCATTTGCTCAGTCTCGTACATAGAAAGATGAGAGCCAGTGATGCAATGCTAGAACGACTGGAGAGGGTCATAGAGACGCTTCAGGACAACTCTGTTAAGATGGGAC